ACCCTTACATGACTGAAAACGTAATCTTAACTGGTTATAGAGGTGGACAGTTCTTGGAAGCAGGTGCAGTATATGCTCCTTACGTACCATTAATGATGACTCCTTTAGTATACGATCCAGATACCTTTACACCACGTAAAGGATTGATGACTCGTTACGCTAAGAAGATGATTCGTCCAGAATTCTACGGTAAGATTTTTGTATCTGACTTAGCTCAGATATAATCTAACTTTAGATTTAATATTAAGAGAGGCCTTCGGGCCTCTTTTTTTATGTCCTATTTATACTAGAATAGTGATAACAGTTTTTAATACACATAATATATGTCAAGTAACAACTTCCACGACGAAGTTTTTGTTGAAAAACGAAGACCTAAGCATCCAATAAAGTTTAAAATTCAATTAAACGCAGAACAAAAAGAAGCAAAGAAGTTAATATTAGAAAATCCAATTACAGTACTCAAAGGAATGGCAGGAAGTGGTAAGACACTTGTAGCTACCCAAGTCGCTCTAGACTTATTATTTACAAAGCGAGTAGATAAGATAATTATAACACGTCCAACAGTGGCTAAAGAAGAGATAGGTTTTTTACCTGGAGATCTTCAAGCAAAGATGGATCCTTGGTTAGCTCCTATATATCATAACTTATTCATGCTGTACAGTGAAGAGAAGGTAAAGAAAGAGATGGAAGCAGGTAATATAGAGATAGTACCGTTTGCATTTATGCGAGGTAGAACTTTCTTAAACTCTTTTGTTATTGTAGATGAAGCACAAAATGTAACTCACTCTCAAATGGAAACCGTAATAGGTAGGTTAGGTAAGAACGCTAAAATGTGCATATGTGGAGATATGGCTCAAATTGACTTGAGAGATAAAAGAGAAACTGGATTTTCTTTCCTTTCTAGACTAGAAGAACAGGTAGAAGGCTTTGTAACTCACTCGTTAGTTAAGAACCATAGACACGATATAGTCGCACCTCTTCTCAAAGTGTATAAAACCTTCAGAGATTAACAGCTATTTATATAAAACTTTAAGTAATGGCAAATATACAAATATGGGCAGGCACTGCTTCGTTTAGTCCAGGGGATACCCCTTTCGGGTTTTACGATAGTGATATAACCTTCCAAACAGATGCACAAAAGGTAGCAAAATTTGTGGGTACTCGTTTAGGATACCCTCTTATGGATGTTGAATTGCAACAAGAGCAAATGTTCGCATGCTTTGAAGAAGCTATAACGACTTACGGTAATGAAGTATTTACTTATAAGATTAGAGAAAATTACTTAAGTCTTGAAGGAGGTTCAACAGGTAGTGCAGTAAATAATCAATTAGTAGATCCTTCTATTAGTAGAATAGTAGAAATATCAAAACATTACGGTACAGAAGCAGAAGTCGGAGGAAATGTAACAAGACATACAGGTTCTATAGATGTAGTTCACAATAAACAGAATTATGACTTAAATCAATGGGCAATAGACCAGGGGATCGAAGGAGGAATAGAAATTAGAAAAGTATTCTACGAAGCACCACCAGCAATCATGAGGTATTTTGATCCTTATGCAGGAACAGGTACAGGAGTACAGTCCTTAATGACTGCTTTTGATTTCGGAGGAATGAGTCCCGGAGTTAACTTCTTAATGATGCCAACTTCATTCGATGTATTAAAGACTCAAGCAATTGAATTTAATGATCAAATTAGAAAATCTACTTACTCTTTTGAATTAGTTAACAATAGCTTAAAATTATTCCCTATTCCGCAAAGAAGCGGGAAGATGCACTTCCAATTCTATAAGAATAAGGATAAAGCTAAGTTAAATTATAATGGTAATAACTCAAGCCTTATAACTAACATAGGGGAAGTACCTTACGTTAATCCAGAATATAAAGGTATAAACAGCGTAGGACGACAGTGGATATTCAACTATACGTTAGCTTTATCAAAAGAGGTACTAGGTTACATAAGAGGTAAGTATGCAACAGTACCAGTCCCTGGAGCTGAAGCTACTCTTAATCAAGCCGACCTATTAGCTGATGCTAGAGCAGAAAAAACAGCACTTTTACTCCAATTAAGAGAAACCTTAACCTCAACAGGTAGATCAGCTCAATTAGAAGCTCAAGCTAAAGAGTCAGAAGATGTAGAAAACATATTAAAATCAATTCCAATGACTATATACGTAGGTTAATGAAGTTACTAGATATAATATTAGAAATAGAATACAGAACGTACGAAGCTATGATGCAAGTTACCTTTTCTGAAGACGGTCCTGATGGATATGATGATGCTATTAGAGCATTACCTGGAGTTACAACATGTACTGTAGCGTCTAAAGATAAAGATAATAAAAAAGCAACATATAAAATAAAAATAATCAGCCAAAAAGAAGCTACAGAAGCTTTTGATGCTTTAAAAGCAAATGCTAAAGCTAAGTATAGTGATATAGCAGTAATAGAAGTAGGTGAACAAACTATAGAAGAAAAATAATGCTATTTGGATCTAACAGAGACTTTGATTTATTAATTAATATCAATCGTGAACTTTTAAAAGACATAATTGAACAAGAGGTACTGTACCATAAGCTAAGTTTAGAAGATTTAGATGTTAATCTATATGGGGAAGCATTAGAAAAGACATATTGGAATGCAATTAAGATGTATTGCTTGATTACTAGAGGTGATCAAGTATACGATGTAAAGGAATTTGGAATAGATTTAGGTAGAGAAGCATCATTTGCATTTATAAGACAGGATTTAGTAGATTCTAGTCTAGTACCTGAAGTAGGTGACATAATTCAATGGCAAAATGACTTCTTTGAAGTTGATTCGGTTAGAGAAAATACGTTATTTTTAGGTAGAAATAAAGATTACAACTTATCTGGATACGCTAGCGGCTTCGGATCATCAGTATCTATTACTGTTGACTGTCACTTAACAAGAGCAGATAGAGTTGGAATAACAGAAGTAAGATAATATGGCAGGAAAGAAACCAATACCGAAGACTCAAGCTAAACTATCGCAAGATAGCATAAGTAACTATGTTAATCCCGATACTGGTGCCCCTATTAACGGTAAGTACGGAGTTGATTCCTCAAAAAGCAGAGTAAATCAAATTAGCCGTAAAAACGATAAAGTAAAAAACTTAACCGTAGGTATAAAAGATATAGATGAATCTATACACTATTACTTTAATGAAATACTAAAACCACAGGTAACTCAGAACGGTAAAATAATAAATGTACCACTTGTATACGGTTCCCCTGAACGTTGGGCTTCTATGCAAAAAGACGGTTACTATAGAGATAGAAACGGTAAGATGCAAGCACCGTTAATTGTATTTAGAAGAGATAGTATTGAAAAAAATAGACAATTAGGTAATAAGTTAGATGGAAACAACCCAAATAACTTTGGTATCTTTAAAAAACAATTTTCTAAGAAGAATATATACGATAGATTTGGAGTAGTAAACAATAGAAAACCAGTAGAAGAGTATTATGCAGTAGCTATACCAGATTATGTAAATATTACATATTCCTGTATGATTTTTACTGACTATGTTGAACAAAATAACAAGATAATAGAGGGTATTAACTTCTCTTCTGATTCATACTGGGGAGATGCAAGTAGATTTAGGTTTAGAGCTCAAATTAACACATATACTACCTCAGCAGAAATAGTACAAGGAAATGACAGGATAATTAAGACAGAATTTCAAATAAACCTTTTAGGGCACATTATAACAGACGCGATAAACGCACATCCTCACAATAATAAGAAGTTCTATACCAAGTCAGAATTAAAATTTGGTACAGAAACGGAAACTGATCTTTAGAGAACGGGACTATTTATTGTAAATGGGTAAACCCCGTCGGTTATAGTTGTATAAAAAATTAATAAGTAGATGACTAAGTTCACCGGCAGACTCTCAGGCTCTTTAGCCTTTATAAACAATGGCATTGTATCCACCCAGCTTGTTCCGGGTGCAGAAGCATTACAGTTAACAGGTTCTCTTAATATATCAGGATCTCAGTTAACTTTTAACGGAAGAAACGTAATGCAGGAGATAGATAATCTATCAAATCCTACATCTGCTTCTCTCGGCCCTCTAAATAGACATACAGCTTCAATAAACCTATATACTGCATCAAACAGTGCTAACATAAGTAATTTATTAGGTTTAACATCAAGTATACCTTATTTAAATTCTCTTACTTCATCATATGTTACTTCACCTGAAATAGCAAATGTAATATCATCTTCTCTACAGATTAGTAGTCTAGGTTTTATCAAAGACCTACCATTAGGTATCGTATCATCTTCAGCTCAAATAACTGCACTAGGATTTGATATTAATGCAACTGTTCCATCAGGAACTGTATCATCTTCAGTACAAATAGCTGAATTAGGGTTTATATCAGGTAGTAATTTTGAAGATATACAAAATATTCCATCAGGACTAGTTTCTGGTTCAACTCAAATATCAAATTTAGGGTATATTACTTCTGCATCTGCAGCATCATTAGGATTCGGTGGAGGAGGAGAGAGTATACCTATCGGAACTGTATCATCTTCT